AAAAAATCTATTTATTGATATAAAATCTGAATGGTTATGGGTAAGACTCAAAAATATGGAATAAAATATCCTTTTTCGTCAAATAATTCTGATAATGTGTATTTGGACACGAATGATACGTTTTCAGAAAGTATTAAATCACAACTATTGCATTTGATTTTCACAGAAAAAGGACAGAGGATTAGAGACCCAGAATTTGGCACTGGATTGATTAATTTTATTTTTCAGCCAAATGACGGAGATACTATAGGCAGTATTAAAAACGAAATAATAACGCAGGTAAATAAGTATATACCAGGATTAATATTCGATGAAATTAAAGTGTATAAGCAAGATGATGAATTATCGAATATTATTGTATCTATAACGTATTCAATAAAAAAAGGAAATAAATTAGACACAACAACTGTGGCAGTAAAATTATAATTGTAACATGGATAAACAAATTTCATATTTAAATAGAACGTTTAGTGACTATAAGGAAGCTCTTATTGAGTTCTCAAAAAAATATTACCCAGACTTAAATGTAACTTACAACGATGCGTCTGTGGCTTCTTGGTTGATAGACCTTAATGCGTCTGTAGCTGACAATCTTTCTTATCATATTGACAGGGTTTACCAAGAAACAAATTTAGATAGCGCGCAAGAACGAAGCTCGTTGTTGAATATGGCCAGAAGTTGTGGGGTTAAAGTTCCAGGGCCAAAGGCTTCTATGGCGGAGGTCAGGTTTTATTGTGTTTTGCCAACAAATAACGAAGGAAATGCCCCAGATTATACATATGCGCCAATCATAAAACGTGGGACTAGATTGTCTTCTGCAACGCAAATTTTTGAGGTAATGGAGGATGTTGATTTCTCTGAACAATTTAATAACGACGGTATTAGTGACAGAACATATAAACCTAATAGAAACAGTAATAATGTTATCACTGGTTATACTGTCACAAAATTAAGTGTTGTTGTGGCTGGTGAATCTAGGGTTTTTAGGCAGATAATTAACACTCAAGACGTTAAACCGTTTATGGAAATTGTTATTCCGTACAAAAATGTGATGAATGTTGAGTCGGTATTAGTTGTTGATGGCACTGGAGACATGGATGTTCCAACTTACGGGGCGTTTTATACAGAGATTGAATCTTGTGATAATGGTACAAGGTTTTTTGAGGTTGATAGTCTGGCGGAAGGTGAAAGATGGGGCGACGCTATCGACCCAACAAGTAAAAGGGCCTTAAAATACAAATATGGTTATAGCAGCGACGGTTCTGTTGCAGCAACTTATTGTGTAACAAAGGGCGAATGGAAACCAGTGCACCATAAATTTATTACAGAGTACACTGATAGTGGTTATATGAAATTAACATTTGGTGCTGGTGTTAATTTTCAACAAGAGACTCTAAGCGAAGCTACAAATATGACTGATTTTGCTAAATGGCAAATTTCCAGAGCATTAAATAACGATTCATTAGGTGTACTTCCAACAGGAAACAGCACAATGTTTATTCTTTATAGGATTGGCGGAGGAACAGCAAGTAACGTTGCAGAGGGTGCAATTAATAGGATATCGTATTTGAACGCGGAATATCGCGGCCAAAACCAAGAATACATTAATCAGATAAAGAAAACAATTAGGGTTAGAAATACAACTCCATCTGTATGCGGTAAAGACGCCCCGTCAAACGAAGAATTAAAATACTTAATAAAATACAACAAAGCGGCACAGGAAAGATGTGTTACTGTTAAGGATTATATTGATAGAATTTTAAACTTGCCGCCAAAATATGGCACGCCATTTAGGGTTGGAGTCACTGAAGAAAACAATAAAATAATGATTTATCTTCTTGGATTAAATAGCAACGGCAAATTGGACTCAAATCTTCCTATAACATTAGTCAAGAACATTGAGAAATATTTGTCTCATTATAAGATGATAAACGATTTTGTTGAAATTAAATCTGGTAGAATAATTAATTTGGAGTTTGAGGCTGATATTATAATAGACAAAAATTATAATAGTTCAGATGTCGTTTCAAATGTTATTAACACCATTAAGAATTACATGGATATCAACTCTCATATGATGGGTGAAGAAATCTATATTGGTGACTTGGAAAAGGAGATTTCAAAGGTTGACGGTGTTATAAATTTAATTGACTTATCAATATACAACATAACATCAAATGGCTATTCCAGTACCCAAATTTCTCAGCCAACAGTGGAATTTGATTCAAACAGTGTCTCTATTATAAGCGAAAATGAAGAGAAAATAGATTTAGATGCTACTGATGGGATATTATATAATGATGGTGATTGTATGATGGAGATTAAAAATCCTTCAATTAATATTAGAATTAGGGTAAAGGAAAAGTAATGGGGTGTCAATGTAAAGTTACAAAAAACATAAATTATATACAGCAGACATATGGAGCCAACCAGATAGTTAGAAAAAAAACTAATATCAGAGGTATGGTGTCAAAGGGTGTGTCAAGTGTTGTAGTGTTTATATTAGAGTTACCAATTATTCCAATAATGTTTTTGATTAACATTTTCAAATCATTAACAACAAGTAAAATAAATTTTTCAAAACTTATAAGACCTCTAGGGAATGTCAGAGATTAACAAAACTTATAGAATTAGGGCGACAGTTGGCGAGGAATCGTTTATTCCGTTACATTTAGAGCAAGAATATGATGTTTTAGATGTTTTATCGTTGAAAATTAGGAGTAAAGATACATTTAAATTGCACAACTCAAATGTTGGCATAATTGTTGGCAGAGTACAGGCAAATAATGGATTTGGGATACCGAACGCTAAAGTTAGTGTTTTTATACAGTCAACAGAGCAGAATGGAACATTATTAAGGAATTTATATCCGTTCACGAATGCGGCCTCGAAAACAAAAGACGGCGTTAGGTATAATTTATTACCAGATGAGAAAACTGGCGATTGTCATCAAATTGTTGGCACGTTTCCTAATAAAAGATACGTTTTGGACAATGATATTATATTAGAAGTATTTGACAAGTATTATAAATATACCACTAAGACTAACAACTCTGGCGATTATCTATTGGCTGGCATACCAACTGGAAGCCAAACAGTCCATGTCGATATTGATTTGTCTGATTGCGGTATTTTATCGCAAAGGCCTAGGGATTTTGTGTATAAAGGATACACAATAGAACAATTTGAAAGCCCAAATATGTTTAAAAGTGGAACCGAATATGGAAATTTAAGTCAGGTTTTCAGCCAAAACAAAAGTGTTTACGTATATCCATATTGGGGTAACGAATCTCTTGGCGAAGAGATAGGGCTAACTAGACTTGATTTCGACATTGCGTATAAATTTGAGCCGACTTGTGTGTTTATTGGCAGTGTCATTAGCGATAATTCATCACAAGGTATATCAAAAAAATGTATACCGACTGAGAACATGGGCAATATGGACGAGCTTGTGTCTGGCAAGGGTACAATAGAGATGATTAGAAAAACCATTGGAGGTGATGTGGAAGAATTTCAAATTAACGGCACTGAATTAATCAATGGTGATGGTATTTGGTGTTATCAAATACCAATGAACCTTGATTACATGATGACAGACGAGTATGGAAATATGGTTCCAACAGATAGTCCAGACAAGGGGATTCCGACAAGAGCAAGGGTTCGATTTAGAGTCTCAATGGAAGATATGGAAGACAACACCAACAACTTTTTCAGGGCTAAAATTTTGGTGCCACATAATCCGCAAAATACCGATGGTTCAAAACACGAATTATATGATTATGAATTTGGAAGTTTCACAAAGGATGAGTCTTTTAGGGATTTGTTTTGGAATAATGTATATTCTGTAAAAAGTTATATACCAAGAATACAGAAGAAAAAGGTTCTTGGATGGAAAACTAAAAAATTTACAGGAATAAAAGGATGCCAAAATTTTGGTTCAAATAATCCGCTTCCTTATAATAACATTAGAATACACTTGCCGCTAATGTTTACGGTAATGTGTTTGTTATTAAAGGCGTTCATTAGAATAACAGCTATTTTTAACTCAATTATAGCTGGAGTTGGAAATGCTATGGCAAACTTAGCCAATGTTATGTGGTCTACGCTTATATTGCAAAAGCCCGCCAAAAAGGTATATGCGTTGGCTAGAAATTTAAAACTTAATGTTATTGAAGATGGTATATGCCCAGATTTGGAAAATTGGTATTTTGCTCCGTTATCTAAAAATAATATAAAAACTATAAATGTTAAGCATAAATTGTCAAGTGATGATGACGACGAATTTAATATATTGCAACAAACACTGGATAGTCTCGTACAAGATGATGGTACTGTAACGCCAAAAGACGAAATGTCGATTGACATAGAAAATGCAGACACAGAAGACGAATCTGTTTGCGTGACAACATCCACAAATTATCTAATATCATGCATGGAAATGAATTTGGCTTTGGAATACAAAGTAATTAATTTTGATTTTTATAATGATTGGATTAATGGAGTGTTGTATTTCCCTCGTTGGATGAGAGATGTAAGGACTAAAAGAAGCATTAATGGAACGTTCTTTGCTGAAACAAAAATAAAATCATGCATGGATAATACGGCTATTTTTAGCAAGGCTAGACGATATACGCAATTGTGCTCTCTTGGATATGAAGCCAATAATTATGACTCACATACAACATTCTCTCGTGTTAATGTTAAATTAAATAACAAATCACAAATAAATAAAGCGAATAAGTTTCATAAGAAAAGCGGTATTACACAGGTTAAAATATTTGGTAAAAACGGAGGAATCTGTCACCAGCATAAAACAATGATTGGTCAGTATGTCTATTATTTGAAACCGTGTGAATGGACATATAAAACGGCACCTCAGAATAGAAAGGTAACGTTATTCGCGACAGATATAATTCTTTTAGGGTCCCTTAATTCGTGCGATTTGTTCGGTTTACCGCAAGCGTTTAGTCATCTTGGCGGAACAACGTATATTATGCCGCCAAATTTAGCGCTGACTAATTTAGAAACAGAAAGCGCGCTTTTTACAGCAGAAAACGGTAGGTTATGTTCAAAGAAAAATAGTAGTTCGACCGACACGATGGGTTTGTCCATGATTGATGGTGAAATAAATAATCCGTTAACTTCTGAACTGTTAGCTTATAGTGGTGTTTCCGATAATTACGATGTTCAATTTAATGGGGACGAAAACGATACAATAGCGTTAACTGAATTAGCTGGAATATCATGGAATTATGTTGGGCCTGGCCAAGGCACAAATGTTCCAAAACACCTTTACTACCCAGGTGGCCATTTTCTAGGGTTATCATGTGCTAATTCTCAAACAAACATTAAATCATGTGTTAATTTAGAAAGGATATGTGAGGCTGGGGCTTCCATGTCACAAAGAAAAGATGAAGTTTCTGCTGTGATTGATGGTGATGTAAAGTACGTTTACACCGTACCAAGTGGTTTGATATCTGGAGGTGATATAGTCGACCCAGATTTTAGGGCCATGTTTGCCACTATGAACCAAAAAAGATTGATAGCGGATACCATAAACAAAGACACTGGTTATTTAAATTATGATTTTTTATTTGTCAAACCAAATAATTTTAATGGCGAACTAAATACTTATGGTTCAAGTGTGTCATATAATAAAAGGATACAAATAACTGATGAAAGTGAAACGTTAAGTGCATTCGGAATATCCGATTCTAGTGAGTTGCAAGATACAGATGCCACAGAGACAGGTTATACACAAGTTAAAACGATTGAAAAAAACAGTGTAGATTATTATAGGTTTAGACTTGGACTTGATTATGATAATCTTAACAAAACCAATGGTAAACATATTAGACAATTTGCGGTAACTAAAGGAAATAAGTATTATTTACCACAGTATGAAAATAGCTTTTATTTTTATTTTGGTTTAAAAGCTGGTGCGACAGCAATTGACGAATTTAATAAACAATTTTTTTCAGAGTGCGAGCAGTCTAATTTAATTGAATATGACTATGGTGTTAGAGTGCATGTCGATGACTATAATTTTGTGTCTGGTAGCTCACAAGTCACTTTTGAAATAGTAAACATGACGCCAGGATATATATATTCAATCAACACGTTAGACGATAAGCAATATGTAACAGGCACGACTGAAGATAGTGAATTTGTTTTAGACATACCATATGGCTCGTATTATATAATAATTCGTGATAGTGAAGGTCTTAACAGTAAGGCAGATTTTGTTGTTGGTGAAAATGTTAAAACTGGAGTTTTAAATGTGCAGAATTTTACATTGCCAATTAGTAAAACAAGAGGCCTAGACAGAAATTATGCTAACAAAAATCTTTTTTATGGTGGTTTTGTTGAACTTTCTGAAGCTATATTGGATTCAGATGTTCAGTTTGTAAATAAATATTTAGTTTTATTCAATAAAGACTCTGACCCAGAAACAACTTATCCGATATTTAATACAATTATAAACGATTCTGGGTATGCCATATATTATTTGAAATATAAAGATGTCGAAAGTGATGCCTATATAAGATATAAATGCATTGGCGGCGATTATGTATGGATTTTTCTCGAAACTATAACAATTACGGATAATAGTAGACTTGGTCTAAGTATTGGTTCGCCAATTAGTTATAATTTTTCTAGCATAGCATCTGCGAGTTCTATTGTTTGGTGGGATAACGGAAATACTAACACTAATTTTAATGATTCGGCTTTATCTGGGTGGTCCATAAGAAATGCGATTATAAAAAGAAATTCGTCTGCTTATACATATTCTAGCGGAGTTTTCCCAGTTGGCGGTGATAAGATGCTGTTTGGGTCGTTGCAAAACTATAATAACATTTATATTGCACAAAATAAAAAATTATATTCAAGTGATTATATAGAGGACTGGGAAAACGGATATACTCTTGATGATTCGGTGTCTTATTGGGCCACATACGGTAAAAACTATACGCCAAGTATAAATCAATATCAAGCAATCACCGTTGACGGTTTTGACGTAATGGGAAAATGGGTTGCAAAAGTTTCTGGTAAAACTGGCATAACAAAAGAGGTTGTTTTGGAGTTAGAAGATACAAGTTCACTAAGAGACGGTGGTGGGTGTGTTCTTAAATCTGTTACTTCTCCTGCAATTGTTGGTTGTGTTTATCACGAAGATAACCATACAATCGAATGCTTATGCGACATTAATGAGGCCAATAGTATAGAATATGGGATTGTTTATCCAACAATTCATTATCCTGTGATTAAAAAAGATTTTACAGTAAGTACGAATTATTTTTATTTTTCGATTAAAAATTTATTACTACCTACAAGCACGAATGATAATTCTCTTGTTGTTGAAACCGTTGACGTGCATGAATTTTTAGAGTGTTTAGTTCGTAATGGATTAACATATAAGGGCTTTTATTCTGGAAAATCATTTATAAGTGGTGCGTTCAAGTATATGCCGTACAGTGAAATTGTAGCTAAAAATGGTGAAATAAGAAAGAAAGCAAAACCAAATATGTCACTTTTTTATCTTGGCGAGAATTATGATATGGCTGGCATCGGGCCACAATCAACTTCAACTAGTATATTTGAGTTTTCAGAGGTAAATGCGTTTCCAGATTACAATAGGCATTACGAGTTCATCGAGGGTTTCCCATTGCATAAAAGTGGAAGCACGTATTTAGCGTATTCTGCCACAACTGGTAGTTTATATGAAAATGCTTCGTTATATGAAGATGTCGCAGAAAAAAGGTCATTGCAATTATCACCGAATTTTTATGATGAAATTAACTACGCAATAGATTCTGCGTCAACACATCTTAGATTTGTAGGCGTTGGAGCAAGCGATTATGATGTTGAATATTATTATTGTGATAGGAGTGATGAAGATTTGCAAAGATTAATGATAACTGGATATTTACCGCTTGACCGTAAATATGTATATGCCGTTAGAGATGAGTATGATAATTTTAGGGAATTTTATATGTTGTGTAAATATACATCAAAGAACCCGACAGCGTTAATCGGGGCGGAGTTTTCGATAAAAGTTTCTAAAGTTGCATTTAAGAAGTGGTATATGGCAAATGTTCCAGTGTTTACAGTTACTGAGGATGAATTAGGAGAGAGTTCTTATACACCAACATTTGTTGAATGCTTATACGAGAAAGGTAGCGACTACGATGTCACTGATATGCCAACAATGGCCACTATAATTGAATATCACACAAGTGGTCATGTTAAATGTGTACATAATGTATCACCAAAAGTAGAGAATATTATAGAGCCTGGAAAACAAACTGACTTGAATTCTTTTACGTCAACATTATTACCAAAATTAACTAATGATAAAAAAATAACGCTAAATACAACGTTAGAAAATACTGGAATAAATCCAGACGATATTTTTATTGTTGGTATAGCAAGATATAATAGTGATATGTTGGCTAGCGGAAATGTATGCAAGATTTATTCTACATTAAGACAGATAGCATATATTGAATAAATAAACTAACACAAGGGTTATACATGGAAAGAAAGATTTTTTTGGAGAAGAACAACAGCGTTAATTCGATTAATCGTGAATCGAGAATGTCTATAGGATTGTCTGTTAATGAGAAATTGTTAAAAGGTAATAATGTAGACACAGAATTTTCTTTGTTTGAAGAGTATAACGCTGAAAGGGATTCGTGCGACAAATATCGTTTCTTGCTGAAAATAAATCCGATATGCACGAATGTTCTGTTTAACACTCAAACAGAGGTTGTTTATCTTGAGGGCTCTGATAGTGCTACTGTTATATCTGACCAATCAACTATTTCGCCAAACACAATTAATGGTGGGCAAAATAACATACAAAATTCAACTGTCATAAACAGAAAACAAGCTATACGAGATACTGAATATTCTCATAATAGCAATGGCGATTTTTCTTATCATTGCGGTGTTGATATGTTCAATAACCATCAAATACGTAATATAGGTTTTTCGCATGTTAACCAAATTAGTACTTCAATGTCCAATCAGGATTATGCAATGCAAAAGGGTGTTTATAACACCATTAAAGATTTTATGAGAGACGGAAGCGGTATGCCTATTACTGGGGATGTCAATCCAAGGTACAACAGTAATAGTTATAACACTAAATTACATTTATACACTACTGATAACATAAGAACGATGAAAAGAGCTTATGTTGAAGAAATTTCTGAACAAAATGGGTGGATAGGTTTTTTTAATAAAAGCAATATTGACATTAAGAACAATGAAGAGGATACAGCGAGGATTAATTGTGTTATAAACAACAAAAAACCGTGCGAATATATTGATTTGTATCCAGATAGAAGTCTATTTTCATTTGTTCCAAAGTATAACAAATATAGGAAAAGGGACGAAAAAAATTGGGATTATTGTATAACATACCCATTTTTAAAGGATTACGATTTAGTTGATACTATTTGTTGCGGTAGAACTCAAGCCATTAGATGTTCAGTTAAAGAAACGGTAACGCCAACTGGAAATGCCGTTATAGAATGTTCATCGTTATTTAAACATACCTTAAAAGAAGGAAGTGTAATAAACGTGTATTATTATGAGGTGGGTATGCACAATACACTGACGTTCAAAAAGTATCCTGGTAAAGTAACTGTATATTATGTTGGTGATGTTAACGGTTTAAACAATGATAATGTATTCAATATTAGATACGATGAAATTAGCGACATACTAGACAACATAATAAATTATGGACTTTATTATAAAAAAGTTGAAAACGGTGAAGAATGTGAATACTACTTTAGAAAATATAAGAAATTATTTGGTGTTAATAATAGCGGGAATAGAACAAAAGAACTCAAAAGCAATGTCGGGGCAGTGGCTTTTGGGCAGACAATTTACGGAGATGCAACAGCCCAAGTAACGTTTATTGATGATATTGACGTTTCTGGGTTAGTTGACCATCATGGAAGGCCGTTGTCTGAAGTGTATTTTACTGTCATTAAAAGAAATGCTGGGCACAATTTATGGTATTATCAAGACAATACATCGTCATCAGCCATCGAATTTTCGCATTGTTTCGGAAAAGTAACCAGCGGAGTTAAACTATATGGTGATAATAAAATTAATTTTGATTACAATATTAATAAATTGCATAATATTAATTCAAAGGTAAATATCCATCCGATTCCGTATAACCACGTTTATGACGTTCTTGGAGATGCAGTATTGTCTGGCACGCCAAAAGTTATTGAAAATAATATAACAAATTTAGATTCAATATTTTACGGGAATTTAGTTGAATTTAATAAATCTGAGTATGAAGAGAC